ATATTGTCTACGAATTTCCCCTCGGTCAGATACTTATACCGAGTAGAGGCCAGAATTTCATCGAACGAGGTATTAGGGTTGGCTATTTGATTTTCCGCTTTCTATGCTTCAGGTTTCTCGCCTCAAAGCGTTCTGTAGGAGTGTGCCGTAATCTTCCTTACCAGTGGAGGGAGGAGGACCGCCGCGAGTCGCAATGCTTCCCGGTGCGGAACCTGCCGCCTTACGCTCTAAAACACCGCTGGCCTCGTCCTTCGCCTTCTGGATAAGAGAGGGGAGAAGGGTGGATCGGTTAAGAGCAAAGAATGCATCCGATGGGGACATCCTGCCCTGCGTAGTCTCCGAAAGCTCCCACGCATCCGACTGCTTCTGCAAAGGAATCTCGATCCCCAACTCTTTCTGAAGATCCGCGAATTCCTGCCTCACGGTCTGCGCCTTCTGCTGCATTCGGTAGGTCTCGAACTGTTGCTGCTGCTGTTGCTTCCAGGCTTCCATCTCCCGGGAACGGTTCAGCAGAACTTCCTCAACATCCGAGGCAGGCACAAGGCCGTCAAAGGGATCGGTCTGCGGGGGGGTCAGCGTCTCTGTCGGGTCCGTTGGCCCCTCCAGTAGCTTCGCCTGTTCACGCAGATAGTGGGCCGCATTACGGGGGTCCGTCTGGGCAAGCTGCTGCAGGTGGCGGATGGCGGCGGCGGTGTTCTCATCGATCCCGTCAAACCTCTTGCGAAGATCCGCAGCTTCCTGCAGCCTGGGGGTGAACTCTCTTTGAAACTCCTTGTTGAGCGTCTCTACAATCGGTCTGTGGTCGGGGTTCTGGGTCAGATAATCCCTAACAGACTGGGGTAGAGCGTCATCAGGAGAGGGAGTGGGCGGAGTGTCGTGTCCCTCATTCCCAGTGTTTACAGGGGCGGCATCAGGGGCGGTAATGTCTACGGGCTGGCCGTCACCTGGAATAATTGGTTCGTCCATTATTGTCCTTGTAAGAATGTTAGTAAGTCAGGTCCGTTCTGTTGCGGCTGGAGTCTGTCATCCACCGGCGGGAAGTCGAGCTGTGGGCCACCCATCCCCGGCTGCTGCGGTTCTCCTGGCATACCACCCATCGGAGGAGGGGCCGGAGGGCCGACGAATATCTGGTTGGTGTCCCGCACTTCCGGTAGGGCTGACATCAGTTGCCGAACCAGTGGAATGAGATTGATGCCGACCTGCATTGCCGGTGCGATTTCCTGAAGCAGTGGGTTCAAGCTCTGCAGGAAGAAACCCAGCGACTCCAGGCGGGCCTGATTGTTGGGCGGTGTCGTGGAGCCGACGTATACGCTCACATCGAAGTCACCCTTGATCTGGTCTCCGGTGAAGTCGTGCCAGCCCTGCAATACGCTCTGGTCGTCGTAGATCGGAAGCTGTCGGGTCTTGACCGAGTACATCTTCAGCCAGTCGATACAGTCCTTGGCAACCTCGGCACACCACGTCTCGAACGCCTGCTGCTCTGCCTGGGCTCGTGCGCCGCCTTGACTCTGGATGGCCTGGACTTCAGCCGTTGGGGTGCGCTTCGTCGGAGCCTTGCCCATCTCATAGGGGTTCAAACCCAACACCGTCTGAATGTCAGAGACAACCTGCTGCTCGGTGCTGTAGACCTCCGGCTGAACGTTGGGCATATTGATAGGCTGGATGGGGGCAAGCTCACTGGCGGAATGCTCCACCACCTCACCCGCATCCTCGCTCTTGATGGCTGCCCTGGCCTTGTTGTTCAATACGCCTTGCGGAACCTGGAACTTGGGACCGAAGCGCCGTCGATGGTCGGAGAGCTGGCTGCGTGCTTCGTTGATTTCCCGCTGCTGGTGACGAATCATCAGAGGTCCCGGAAGACCCCAGAAGCAATCCTCATCACCGGGGTTCTGCCGGACACGGAAAGGATAGCGGTCGTGCTGCCAGGTCCAAGCCTCGGTCAGTAGCGGCTTCTCGTGCTCGTCACACATTACAAGGTGCAGCCTGCGCCGCTTCTCATAGTAATGCCAGAGCGTGACCCGCTTGATGTCGGATGGGATCTTCTCCTCGCTGTCCTCCGAGCAGTAGTCCTGCACCATCCGCTCATCGAACCACGGCTGCAGGTTGTAGGTCGTTCCCTTGAGCTGCTTCGTGTTCTTGTAGTAGGGGTTGGCCTTAACCTCTTCCAGGGACCGGACTTCGATGTAGCCGCAATACTCGGCCTCTTCCAGATCACGGCCCGCTTCAGGACTTACGAAGAAGGAGCCGGGGTTGATGCGCTTGGCGAGAAACCGATCATCGCGGACCTTGGCGGATTCAATCTGCTCCCAGCCATCGGTAGGGTTGGGGGTTGTGTCGCCTCCGTCCAGCTCCGTCGTCTCTCGTCCGTTCTCCAGCCGCATTCCATCGTAGGTCGTAAACAACCAGCCGGTGTAGATGATCCCCGTTCCGTAGATGAACTTGTCTTTCCATCCACGGCGCATCTCCTTCTGTATCCGCCCCTCGTCCCAGGAATACTCAACGGCAGACTTCAGGATCGGCTCCTGTCCCTCGCCGTCCGGTGTCCTGGGCTTGACGGTAAAATCGGGATACTGGAAGGCCACACGATCCACCGAAGTCTCGGCAGCGTTGAGCACGTAGTTGACGATAACCCGCGCCCTCTTGCTGGTCTTTCCCAGATCGGGATACTGCTCCCCGAGGTAAAGGTCCAGAGACTCCTTGAAGTCATCTTTCAGTTCCTTGCGGTTGTATTCCAGACCGAGCTTGATCCGCCGCCGGACTGCCGCAACCTCCTTATTGGATAGGTTCAAAGCTACCTCCAGGTAATCCGGTAAGGAGGAAAGAACGGGTTACTAGGCTGTGGCTGGATAGGCGTATGTGGGGTGAAGGGTAGCGGAGTAAAGGCGGGCTTACCAAGTAGCTTGCCGACGACCTCATACAGCTTCTCAAGGTCTTTGGTCTCCAGCTCAATCTCCCAGCGGCATTCGTGCCCATCCTCCAAGCAGATGACGTGCAGCGTCCGGCAACCGTGCTCTACCACAACCGCAGCTCCGCAGATCGACTCTCCCGTAGGCTCAAACGATTCCTCTTCTGTCTTATCCACCGACCGCCTCCTTTAGCGTATACTGTCGCAGCTTGTTGGGATCTACCCGGTTCTGTTCGCACTCCTTGACCAGCAGCGAATCGTAAGAGGGCTTCTCCGGTTCTTTCTTCCGATTGAGGTAGGCCTCGTTGTCGTCGTCAACCCGCTTCTGTTCGGCGTATGTTGGGGTCAAGTTTTTCAGGCTCCAGTGGGTGAACTTCTCGGGTAGCTGCAGATGAATGGTGCTTGGCTGGAACAGCCGTTGAGCGTAGTAGGTGCAGGCACTGCAGGGTTGATTGTCTCGCTCGTCTACGGGGACATTCCGCTCAAAGCAGGCTCCGCAGTGAGTGCAGCAGTAGCCGTAGATCATCGCCTGCCGGGGGCCTTGAAGCAAAGAGTGAAGGTGCGTGCCGCCGAGTTCTGTGCCGAGCCGCAGATGACTGCCAGATACTTGTAGCCTGCAATGTCTGCCATATCACGGGTAGAAACCGCAAAGCTCCCAGTCCCCGCCGCATAGTTGCAGACCTGGGTTCCGCCGCCGTCCTTTACATCAAAATAGTTGCTGCCATCCTGGCTGACCTGAAGCTTGAGCGTCGTGCTGTCGAGAGTGGGGATGAGGAGGCCGAAGGTATCCCAGCCCTCAAGCTGCACCGTCCCGCTGGTCCCGCTAATCGGAATAGTAAACGTCCTGAAATCTGTATGCATTCCCATAGTTGTTACCTGAACGGATATGAACGGGCCTGATGGAGGAGCCTTATCTCCCGGAATGAGAGCTTACGCCCGAAGATCCCTGCCGTGTCGATACTGCCGGGGAACTTACCCGTAGACAGATTGCCCCAGACCCCGACCGTGAACGGAGAGCTACACGCAAATGCCCCTGCGGTAAAGGCTACGGTCTGTATAGGTGCGGCGTCTACGGACATCCACAACTTACCGGCAGCCTTGTCCCACCCAGCAAAAATGTCATACCACGTCCCCGAAACCATGGTGAGGCCGCTGTAGGTCAGGTTGGTGTGGGCCGAACCGTTGGAAGAAACTCCGAGTTGCGGGGACGTGCCGTTGGTCTCCAGAATGTATCCGCCCAGGCCTGCCCCGCTCTGGTCCTTGCCCATCAGCTCCTTGTTGCTCATCGAGCCGGAGCCCTTGATACGGAGCCGAAGCGTGAAGGAACCGGCAGGGTTGAGACTGGTAGCGCCACCGGAAGCGATACTGAAATACTGCGACGTGCCATTGAGAACGCGGCAGTTACCGACGATCCCAGCCCCCGAGGTCGGAGCACCCGTAGCAATCAGAGTTAGCCCGTTCCCGGTAGAGTCAGCCGCATCGCCAGAGGTCTCATCGAATTCCCAGTAGGCCAGCGCACTCCTGATGATGTTCAAACAACTGCTACGTCCGATTATAAGGCTCATCGAAGTGCCCTCTCATTTCCCACGATGTTGCGGTAATCGTTCTGGTCATCCCCTCCCTCTCTCTCCAGCAAGTGCTGCATCCACCCCTCCCACGTAGGATCTTCCGGCTGCTCTGCCTGTTGCGGGTTGAACATAATGATTGACCGGATGGCGTCGATGGTGTGGTTGTCTACGTCCATCGGGTTCTCGCTGAAGTTCGTCTTGCCGTCGTTGGGCTTGTAGCGATACTGCTGGAACTCCAAGATCACCGGGCGGCAGTCGGACAGGATGTAGAGCTTCGGTGCCCTGTTCAGCCCACGGCGGTATGGGTGCTTTCGTCCTTCACGGGGCTGCAGCAACTCCCGCATTCGGGCGATACCTGACATTACTTTGGAGCGTTGCTCCTGCAGTGGGATGCCGCACTCCCGGTAGATGTCGGAGAACTTCTTGCCGGTGCCGGGGTCCGTCTTGTCGCTAAAGCCGGCAAAGATCGAGTAGGGGTACTGTTCTCCCTCCGACAGCCGGATGATTTCGGCAGCGTTGTCCTCGATCGTAGTATGGCGCTTGTAATAGCATCGATAGACGTAGTGGTTCCCCTCCTCGTCCAAGGCCAGCCACACACACGACGTAGGGTCAGCCCATCCGTGGTCGATCGCTCGGAACCGTGCCCATTGTCGAGGAATGCGGAAGTCGGCGGGCAGGACGTGAACATCCCGGTCGAACATCGGGAAGACCTGACCCTCGAAGACATCCCAGCTCCCGTTGATGAACCGCTTGGCCCAGTCCTCATCGTAGATGTTGTAGAGGTTGTCGATGTAGTCACGGGGCAGAAAGCTTACGTCGGTCGTCTTGCCGTGGAAGTAGGCGTGTCCTGGTTTCTGCTTTCCCGATTGCCAGGGTTGCACGAACTCCCGGAAGATCCAGTTGTGCCCCTCCGGGTTCCCTACCAGCCATCCGCGCCGAGGGCCGACAGTGTTTCGGGTGCGGCCTACGAGCTGCTTGAAGATCGACTCCGAGACCTCGCAGCTTTCATCGATCATAAACCAGTCGAGGTTCAGAGAGCGTAGGCGTTCCTCGTTCTGGAGGTGCATCGCCCATACCTTGCTGCCGTTGATAAGCTCAATGAACAGCTCGGCCTTGTTCTCCGATCGGATGAGCTGCTGCGGAAGGATCGTCTTGAACTCACTCCAGGTCGTCTGCCGCAGCTCCCGGTCGGTGTAGCGTCCGATGACTCCCTTGGAACCGGGGTACTGCATCATCGTCTTGACCGCTTCGACGCAACCCGCTACCGTCTTCCCGCAGCCGAACCCTCCGAAGTAGGCTCTGAACGTGGCGTTGGACTTGTGGAACTCTATCTGTGCGGCTTCAGGCTTGTAGATCCGCTCCTTGGTGGCATCGGTGTGGAGGCGAAGGATCATAGGGCATCCCTGGCATCCTTCATCGCCATCCCGATCGTCTGATCCATGTTCAGGTAGCGATAAGAGCCTAGCCGCCCGCCTACAATCATCCCGCTTCGCTCTACCAACTCCAGATACTTCTTGTAGATCGTGCTGT